CAATGGGAAGGGTCCGGAGATGGACCTGGACGACGGATTGAGGCCGAGAACGATCTTCGATCTGTCGGGAGCCTTTACCCGGAATGTTGACAGTCTTCATGGGGTAGACTGTCTCAGTCACGCGGGTAATCGTGATGATCTGATCCACATACCGAATGAGGGCACGGCGGTAGCTATCGGACATGCAGACCTTAATGCGGAGTATGGAACCGCCCTGCCGGTCCTGGAGGAATTGCTCTTCCTGGTGGACGGCCACTCCAATACCGTAGCCTGCCGCCTCAAAATCGAAGAGTTCCCGCATGAACCGCTCGCGGACACGGGCATAGCCGGTGCGGCCATCCCTGTAGTCACCGATGTTGTCCAGGCCCTCTTCCTGGCAGAACCGGAACTGCATATAGTCGATCATCTGGTCGGCTGTATCCATGAAGACGGTGCGGAATTGGGGGTGGGCACTCCGGGCGTCCTGGATCACGAGTTCCTTGATCTGGAGGTATTTGGCCCACGGGTCGGCCTGACCCCACAGGTCGGCAATATAGGCCCGAGGGTGAGTCACAGCAGACGCTCCTCCTTCCCAGTCGAAAACCAGAGCGCCCGGGTGAGAACAAAGCAGGGTAGACTTGCCATGCTTCTGGAGCCCCATCACCATAATGCGGGACTTCTCGGGGGGCCGAGGGTCGAACCCCGTCTGGAGGAGCCCCTCAAAGGCAGGCTTCAGGGGGCGAGTCGAGAGCGGGCTGGTCAACGTCTGGTTCACCTGGATTGCCGCAGGGGCAGGGGCAGTTGGGGGGGTGGGGCGTCGCAAGGCGCGTCGAGGCACGGTCATAGCAGGGTCTCCTATGCTATTAGTCCAATGAGTCATCTGACGGTAGCAGGCCCTCAATGGGCCGAGGGTCTTGGGTATACCGGGTGGTCAGCAGATGCGGCCACTTGACCCGACGCTCATTCTCACAGGCACAGAGCGGGAAGAATGGGCAGAGCTTATTGCCGAAACAACTGATGCACTCCGAGGTGTCTCGGTAGAAGAAGTCGGGCCGGAAGTGGGCACGGGCTGCCTGGTCCACCTCTTTGATCTGGTGGATAAACTCAGCGTTGGGCGGTGCAACAGAGTAGGGGACGGCCGACTGAATAATGGGGGGGTCATCGGGCCGCTCCTCAGTCTTGAGGAGGTACCAGTCGTAGCACTCCTGGATATACGCCTCGAAGGTTTGGTTTTTCTTGAGGCGTATGGTGGGCTTCTGGATGATGTTGTGAATCCATCCACCGATAGGGGCGGGACTGACTGAGAGGCCAGGCTGGGCACGTCGGGCCTCATTGGAGAGAGCCAAGCTCAGCACAAAAGCGTAGAGCCGTGCCTGGAATGAGTAGGTGAGGACGGCAGACCGGGTTCGGGGGCTGCCGGAGCAGGTCTTGTGATCGACCACCCAGTAGTCTCCCGTCTTGCGGTCCCGTACCAGCATGTCCGCCCGGATGGCCAGGGGTTGAATGATCCCCTTGATGGCTACGATATAGGGCATCTCGATCCCTACAAGCTCATAGTGCTCCAGGAGGGACTCCGGGGGGTAGAGCTTGATGAAGTTGGCTGCCATCGCGTGGGCCAACATGGAGTCCTTGTAGGCGGTGCTCATGTAGTCTTCGACGGTTCCCCCGTTCGGCAGCATCCCGGTATGAGGATCAACCGCACGGTTCAGTTCTGCTTCTAGGTTGGCCAGATGGACGGGAACGAGGTTGGCCACCTGGGCCGTAGAGTGGCCGCTATAGTAGGCAGCAATGAACTCGTGGTAGGCAATCCCGATCTTGAGTGCGGGCTGGTAGTCCCCCAGGAGTCGAAGGCCCAGCCGCTCGACAAACATGAACTTGCGGGGACATGCCCGCAGGGTACTGAATGCCGACGAGCGGACAGGAGGCTGGTAGGTGGTCAGCTTGGCCGCCTCGATGATCCGGGAGAACGAGTTGTCCCGACTGGTTTTCCGGAGGGGGCGAGGGTAGACCGAGACCTGCCCTTCTCGGATAAGTTGTCTGGCCCTTTCAGCAGGTACCATCAGAACACCTCCCGTGACGAGAGAGAAGGGTGCTCCTGGTCCTCGGGCGGGAGTTCGAGGGATGAGAGTTCCGCACCGCTAAGCATCAGCCGAATAAGCTGAGCCCCGAGGGATGTCCGGGTCTTGATGCTCATGGTGTTGCCTGCCCAGAGGACCAGGAGTTTGGGAGATTGCAGGACCATTCGCCAGAATGCGCTCATCGTGGATGCGGGGTGGAGTACAGTGGTGAACCCGAATGAGTCACACTTGGCCAAGCTACAGTCAAGGAGGAGGACGGGCCGGGTGCACCCCTCAAGGAATCGCTTGAACGCGGCTTGGAAACGAACCGAGTCGGCGGTCTGGAGATTCTGGGCCAACTCATCGACCCCCGCTTTCCGCTCGATGACCACCTCTCGGGGGTAGGCCCGCAGCCGGTAGTCCCCGAAGGGAAGAGTCTTGGTGACGGTGCTGACCTGAAGCTGGACCGCATGGTTGTTGTCGTCGTACCAAAGCATGTTCTTTGGAAACAGGAGAGGGTTCTTCTCCCGTGAGTCAATCTCAACAGTGACGTGTCTCATGCAGGCAGTTCCTTTCTCTATCAGATGTTAGGACGACGGTGCTCTCGACTCGCCCTAGTTGCTCTCCTGGATGCGCCGCCTGGCTGTCGCTTGAGTTCGGTGTCTCTGTAATAGTTCCTTCGCCTCCATCACGGTGCCTTTGCGGATGTTGGCGAGACTCGCCATGCGGTCGGGTGTTTCGAGCAGTTCTCCGATCATTGCCAGGAAAACACCGTAGTCGTTGAGGGAAGCGGACAGAACAGTGCTTAGCCGCTGGCGGATGCGATTCCGTTCGTCCAGGCGTGACGGCTTGGTAGGGACAGGCAGGCTGTCGAAGTAGGCGATGGCGTCGGCGACCCAATCCATCAACCGAGACGGGAAGATCGGATCAACCCCCAGAGACGACATGTTAGCTTCGGATTCTCGGAGGCAACGCGTCGATGCGGTGGGAGGTAGTACGGGCATGTAAGCCCCCTTTCTCTCGCCGATGGCGAGGGTCGTTGAGAGAATGTACTCAACCGGGCCAACTAGGCCCGGCTGTTTTTATGTCTGGTTCCGACTTCTGGTGAAGTCTCATCGTGGCTCAGGAAATCTACACCAGGATTGAGATGAATGCAAGACAATTCTGGAAAGTTTCGGCCCAAAGTCTGAAAAGTTACTCTGGGCAATCTGGGCAATCTGGGCAATCTGGGCCTGGCCGACCTGGGCCTGGCCGACCTTCTCTTCGCGCGCGGGCGCACACGCGCGCAGAGAAAGCAGACCGGCTCCCACCAGGACTGTAATCAGGAGCGTGTCGAGGAGCCGGAGGATCAGTCGCCCCCGGCGGACAGCGGCCAGCCCCTGAACTCGGGAGTGTCGAGGGCCGGTCAATCGCATCAGGGGGCGCCTTCCAGAAAAGAGATGGACCGGCTCGAAGTCTCGGCTCCGGCCGGTCCTGGTGGTGGGAAAGAAAGCTCCTCATGGGTCAGGTTCCGAGCATAGGCAAGGTCTGCCCGGACAACGCCGCGACGGGGAGAGAAGCTCAGCAGAGCTATCCGGCCATCCCGAGAGCCAACCGGATTGCCTGCCAGAGAGAGTTTCATGGACTGCGCCTTTTGTGGCCGGAGGTACAGCGTGTGCCCTGGAGGATTCGCTTCATTTCTCGACGGTGGCTCAGGACAATAATCGTGAACATCAGAAAGCCAAGGCCGATAGGCATGGCCTCGCTGACGGCGATTCCCGTCCAGCCTGGGGCCTCGACCGGAATGGCCACTGGGATAGCGACACTACCGCCCCCCGCCTGCTGGACGACCGTGCCGCCCGGCTGGGTGGTCGCCACACGATCAGCCGATTGCTCGGCAGTGGTGGCGACGCACCCAGTCAGGCACAGGCACAGCAACGCGGAAGGTCGCATCACTACTCCGTCTGACTCGTAGGGTTTGCCGTTCGGCTCCGAATCCAGTCAGCTACTGCCTCGTTAATCAGCGACTGCTTGTCCGTGTCGGCAATGTCTCTACGTTGCAGGATCTGGAAGATTCGCTCCCGCATGTCTGCGTCGAACTCGGCGGTACCCAGCCCGGCCCCGCGCACGTCGGCCTCAATCTCAACGCCAATCGCCTGGATCATGCCCGATGAATAGATGCCCGTTCCGCCAAACCATGAGTAGACGTAGGCCGGATTGACGATCTTGCCACCGGCAGCCAGGTTCGTCTGGTCGATTTTCGCGGCATCGACCAGTTTCAACGCGATGGCTTGTGATTGTTCGACGATGGACGCTCGCTCGTTGCCGATGGAGTCCAGACCACAGCCGGACCACACGCAGCCGGAGAGCATCAAGACAACAAGGAAGAGAGTGAATCGACTCATGGGGCATCCTTTCTTAATGGGGGGTCTAGCTTACTGTGGAGAAGCGTCTCCAGTCGGACTAACGTCTGGTCGATGAGGCCCAGACGACGGGTGACTTCAACATTGGCGGCCTGGAAGTCAGCCACGACAATCTCAAGATGTTGGACTTTGTCGAGGAGAGCCCGGCGCTCATCCGCAATTCCCCATGATGCTGTTGCCAGAAGTGTGACGGCCGCGAAAACGATACTGAGAGGGATTAACATGTGGGGGCCGATGACACTGAACTTTCGGAGGTGCGGAGCGGATGGTGTGGGCATTATACGGTCTCCCAAAGGGACTGTATGGGCGTCCTACTTAGGACCGTTATATCATATGAAAGGGGGATGGTGCGGTCAAGATGATCCTGGAGTCGGGCCAGGTAGTCAGAAGATGAGAAGGCTTCCTCGATTGCTCGGAGGGTGCTGCGATAGTGGCGGAGGGGACCGTCCACCCCGAGGGCATCGAAGACATTGATGGCAATGAAGACTTGAGGGCGGAGAGGGCAGAGCAGGCGGGTGAGGCGGGCCTGGATGTCCAGAAGAATGTTGGCAGCTACAGTCTGGATGGGGAAGTTCAGGATTTCAGAGGTGTAGGTGTTGCGGACAACCCTGGGACTGCCGAGGAAGACACGAGACTGGCCTGTCAGTGGCAGTTCATAACGGTTAGTCTTACTGACATGTTGGATGAGGCTGTTCTGCCAGGCAGCAAGTACACTGTAACGTTGACGGTCTACCTGAATAAGGGTATCGCAGACTTCGAGGGGGAGAGAGATTCCCAAGTCAGCGGCGAAGGTGCCCTGGAGCCGGTTGGCTGAGCCCCCGTAGATGACGAGGAAGTTCTGGGTCTTGCCTGCCTGACGGAACACCTTGAAGCCATCCAGGTCTCGGGGGTTATCGGCAGTAAGGTAGCCTTGAATGCAAGAGGTGGTGAAGGTTTGACCTGCAAGGGGGATGGAGTCCAAGCCAGCCTCATCCATGTAGTTGAGGACAGCTTGGGCGATGCGGACACCCGTTCGGGAGTGGCGGTCCACACCGTCCCGGTATTCCTGGAGCATCAGAGGATCGCCGGAGAGCAGGGCGGCGACCCGCATCTCAATCTGAGAGAGGTCGGCCATCAGAAAGAAGCCTGGGTCGTATCGGCTGGTCATGCATTTCTTGATGATGGGTGGGAAGGTCTGGCACGCTGGACCCTTCGAGGTGATACGGCCCTGCATAGTGCCACCCTCGATACCTGAATCGAACTGGCTGGGAGTCAGGAACCAAGAGGGGTATGCGATGGCTGCACCTCGACGGAGATGAGGGAGCCGAGGGGGTGGGGCGAGTCGAGAGCCAGTGGGATTCTTGGCGGTGCCGTGGAGCATAGGCCGGGTGTAGCTGGTAACGGTCTTCTGGAAGGACTCGTACTGCTGATGCTTGTGAATCGAGAGGGCGAGTCGAGAGCCGGGGTCGAGGTGTTGGAGAATGAGGGCAGCGTTGGCTTGGTTGATGGAGAGTTCTCTACGTTTCTCGGTGTATGCCAGGTGAGGGACGAACACGAGGTTGGCCTCCTCTACGGCGGCTAGGTAGAGGGCGGAGAGGTCGGTATGGGAGCCTTTGCCGGAGACGCGGAAGCCGTAGCGGTGGACACATTCGGAGTAGATGAGTGCGGACTTGAGGACCAGGGTAAAGTCCAGGTCATCGAGAGCCTTGGCATCGAAGGCTATTCCGGATTCTTCCATTGAGAGAGCGGTCCAGATGAGTTGGGAGTACCAGGCGTAGGTGTAGGGGGAGAGTTTGGAGGAGTCGGGGAACGATTGACGGATGCGGTCTTCGAGAGTCTCGATGGCCTTGAGGGTTGCCCACGCATCCTTGGCGTTGTAGTCGAAGAGGTCGGGATGGTTGGGTGAGGGATATCGGTAGTGGGAGAGTGAGTGAGACTCGTCGTAGGAAGTGATGCCGAGGAGGGGGGCCAGGGCTTTCAAGGAACGCTCGGGGCGTAGTTCGGAGTGCAGATAGTTGAGGACAGAGAGGTCGATGAGGGGGAGGGGAGAACGGAGGTGAGCGGCCAGGCGGGGGTCCAGGTGGCGGAGGAACATGAGGTCGAACTTGATGTTCTGGCCGACCAGGCAGTCCGCATTCTGAAGGAAGGTGAGAAGGTGGGTAACATGGGCAGGCTTGGTAAGATTGAAGACGGCGGTACGGGCTCTCGACTCGCCTGGGTCGGAGGGCTCGAACCACGCGACGGCGGCAGTGAGACAGAGATGTTTGGGGGCATCGAAGTGGGCGGCCTTGAGGGGGTGGAAGCAAGTCTGCTCGGGGTACTGGGCACAGGCCCCGTAGGTTTCAATATCGATGGACAGGCGGGGGAATCGGTAGGGCGGGAGGGGAGTGAGGTGGGTGGCGGTGTCGGGCTGGCCGGACCGTCGGTGGGCGAGTCGAGAGCTATGGGTTCGTTGGCTGGCGGGGGTGGACAGGTAGGTGTGGAGGAGGCGGAGGTGGTCCCGGACGGCGACGAAGCGGTTAGGGTTCCGGCGGGAGAAGAGGTTGGCGGGATGGAAGGTGGCAAAGACGGGGCAGGGGGCGAGGTCTTCGGTACCGGCCCAGCCCCAGGATTGAAGCTGCCCTTGACGGGTGAAGGCTTGGGAGAGGGTGGAGCCCCAGATGGACTGGACGGCAGGGGCACCTACACACAGGATGACGACGTGGGGGTACTGGGCCTGGAGGAGGACCAGGTCGGCGATGATGTGGGGGTTGCAGGCTTTGAGTTGACCGGCGGTGGGGGAAGCGTTGCGGACGGGACGGCACCGACAGGCGTTGGTCAGGTAGATGTCGGCGTACTCATAGAGATGGAGGGCGTTGAGATAGAGACGTTCAAGGAAGGCCCCCGAAGGTCCGATGAAGACACGGTTCTGGGTGTCCTCCTCGTGGCCGGGGGCCTCTCCGACAACCAGGAGGGCAGTGTCTCGGGATGGACTGGTGGGGGTCTGGTCGGCGGGCCGAGTGGGCACGCCGGGGTGAGTAGCGTTGGCTGCGAGGGGGCAGCGGGCGCAGTCTGGATGAGGGGGGAACAAAAGCGAGTCGGCCATGAGAGAATCCTTCCTTTCTCTTATCCTGCCTGGGTACCTAGGTGTTTGATGTAACCCGTCAGGATGAACATACATCAGGATGGGAGGAGATGCAAGTGTTGTTTTCCCAGAGACGGTCGGATAAGATAGGCAGTGGCTCTTCAAGGCGAAGGGAAGGGAAGCTCTCGACTCGCCTGAGAGGAGTTGAATAGTCATGTCACAAGCTGTCCTGTTTTCGGGGAGTGCTTCAGGGGCGGATTGGAGCGCTTGGGAGACGGTGTATACAACGGAAATGATGAGGGGGGTGCCGGGGCTGGTCAATCTTCAGGTGAAGAACAGCCATGCGTCGCTGGCGTTCACCGGGCTGAGGATTCAGTTGAAGGACCACCCGGACGGAGAGTGGTACACCTTCCTGGCGGACACGGACTTTGCGGCTACGGACCTGTCGAACATGCTGTTCGCGGCGGCCAGTGGGGCGACGGCGGTTCATCTCTTGGCGGCGGCCGACTTGGCGAACATTCATCTGAGGACGAATGCGGCCTGGGCTATGCGGGTCCAGGTGAAGGCGACGGCTGCGGGATCGGCCGAGGTGGTGGGGAC